CTTTTGCAAAAACACGAGCTGGTAGTCTACCGAGTCGCGCAGGCGCTTGAGGTACGAGAGCGCGGGGAATAGGTCCGAGCGGCCGCGCTTTTCGTTCGACACGCTGTTAAGCTTCCAGTGCTGCATCTCGGACGGTGGCACTTGCTCGACGACGTACTTGGTCGTCGGCACCGAGTGGCCTCCCTCACGACCGGAGAAAATCTGGTACTGCGTCGGGTACATGAACTGGTAGTAGAGAATGCGCGAGATGTCCTCGGGGAAGGTGACGATCTCCCAGCACGAGCTCGGGTCCTGCACGCGAATGCGAGGGATGACTCCCTTGGGCGGCTCCTGCCCTGGAGCTACCCTGTACGCGTAGGCCGTCTCATTATTCGGCAGCCAACGCACCATCGTCTCGCCATAGATCGAGCTCTCAAGCCCCATGTAATCCATGAGCGCGGGGAGGTCGTTCACTTTCTCAAACGCACGCCAAATGGCTAGTGCCGCCGGGTTGTCGCAGTCGACGCGGAAGCCTCGGCCGAGGGTGAAGTCTCGGATGATATGGACGATTGCGCGCGCGATAGGATCGTGATGGTATGCGTAGAACGACAACGCATGCATGCGAAGGTAATCGTAGTAGTAAAGCTGTTTTGAGAATGGTCCGCCGAGGAACTGGATCGGGTCCGGGCCCCCAAGAAGACCCGAGCCATACGTTTCCATGTCGTAAGCGAACAGGTCGGTAGCTTCTTTGAACGACGTGCGCTTTTCGTTTTTCTTGACCGCTTCGAGGAAGCCTTTTTTGTCGAGCTTGGCATAGGAGTATTTTTTTTCTTTGGGGTCGAATTGAAGCACGCGCGCTTCGACTTCAAGGTTAGCGGTGTTTTTTTTGAGCGCCTCGATGAGCTCGGCCGTCGTGTGGATGCCGGCGAGGTCTTGCCCGTCCCACGGAATGAAGCGGTCGTTGATGTCGTACTCGCGTTGAGCCGGCGCTTTGAGAACGCGAGCGCGAATCATCGAGGCTTGCTTTTGATCCACGTCGTCTCCGAATGGTTCGTTCAGGCCGTTTTGGGTTCTGGTTTTGTTCCGGTTAGCAGCCATTCGTCGAAGTCCTTTGTTGATATTCCCTCACTGACGGGCTCTTCGGTCAATACCGGAGCAATCGTGCAGCGGCAATTCGGGTGAGCAGGAGGCACATGAGCCTCGCAGTCGTCACCCTCCCATTCAGCACCCAAGCGCTCTTTAATCTCTGACACTAGAAGGCCGTCACGTTTGGCGCAACACTCATCGGTGCGGTCGTCGATGACGGCGATCCAGATGAAGTCTTTGACGCCCATTTCTTTTGCGGCCTCGACTTGCCCTTGTCGGACGGATTGGACGAATTCTTCGGTGACGAGCTTTTCGAGCTCCCACTTGTAGGCGATCTGCTTTTCGAAGAGCTCCTCGGAGGCGACGGTAGAGAGGCGTCGAGATTTGCCGATGGCGCGGTCGAAGTCAGTGATTTTGCCCATGACCTCGTCGACGATGTTTTGCCACTCTTGGTCATCGACTTGAAACACGGTGAAATTCTTTGTGGCCTTTTTGCCTACTTCAAGCAGTTTGGGGTTCGGGCGCGTGAGGCCGCGGCGCTTCGTGTCTCTGCGCTCGGGGAATGCGCGCTCAAGCCGCTCGGCGAACGCCTCGGCCGTCTCCTCGGACAGGGCGGAGAGGTCGAACGCTTGCGTGATCTTGGTCTTAAGCCGAGAGAGAATGTACTCGACATAGGCCGGTAGGCGTTTGCCATCTGAGGTCACCATCGTGAGCGGCGAGTCGGGTGCGCGCACGACCTTCTGTTTTTGACGCAGCCGACCGAGAGCCTCGAACTCACCGGCGAAGGCGAGGAGCTTAGCCGAGGAGATGAGGCGCGAGTAGATGCTCAGCACGGGGATGAAGGCGTCGGCTAGGCGCATGTCGACGAATTGCGCAAACGATTGCGTGACGCGTCGGTCATAAGGGAATCTAAGTTTTTGCTGATAGAAGTACGGGGCCTGCTTACGGATCGAGTCGAACACGTCTTCGAGGATGAGCCCTATACGCCCCTGTGCGCGTGCGAGGATGGCCTCCAGTGCGCGATCTCGTGCCGTGATGAAGTCAGTGTAGCGCCGATGCTCGAATCCGTTTACGGCGACTTTAGAACGCTTCACTTGCGACGCACCATTGATAAGCCTCCGACGTCTCCAAACTCCAAAAGCGGGTTCCTGACGCAGACTCCGTAACCCACCGAGTCACTCAAGTGGGTTCTCATAGGATCACTGGTCTGGTCAAGGATAGCACCGGAGCCCTTTTTCCACACGACCTTCTGCATGTCCTTGACGGTGTTGGGGCAATGCTGCGGGTCAAAGGTAATCTGCACCGAGCCGCTCGCGCTCTTGAGCCGCGCGTTGACGGTGTTCACTCGGTCCTTCACGCCCGGGTTCGACTCAGGTGTGCGGTCGTCGTAGGTGATGCCCGCCTCGGTGAGGACCGTTTTGACGATAGTGAAATCGGTGTCTCCCTTCGCCGAGGTCTTGGTCGCTCCTCCCGACGCGTCGCCTACGAGGATGACCTGCGTGGGAGCTCGGATACCGTACGACTTAAAGCGGTCGACGAATTCCTTTGCCGCTTCCTCGGTGTTGGATCGGTTCTCGATATAGATCTCGTCGAGGAAGTGGTGCCCGTGCCCCTCGCGGAACTGCGCAATCGTCCAACTCATCGGCCGCACGTTAAAGTCCATGTAAAGCTCGATAGGCAGGAAGGCGTTGCAGCGCTGACCCTTTGGAGCGAAGCGGTTGCCGACGCACAGGTTCCAGTCCCCGAACGAGAAGTACGCTTGACCCTGAGTAAGGTTGACGAATTCGGCGAGGATCTCCTGGCGGAACTCAAGGTCGCTCATCTCGCGTTTGGCGTCTTGAAACTCCTCGTCGTCGAAAAGCGGGTTGCACGTCGAGGGAGCGTTGAATGCTCCCCACCGACCCGAGGCGTCTGACTTCGCGCGCGCGTGGAGCTCATAGAAGTCGTCGAACCCATCGGGCGTGGATAAGAACGCCGCCCACCCTTTCGTCGTGCGCAGCATGGGTTGTAGGACTTGCTTCCAAAGGTCCGGGTGCTGGTCGCGGTACTCGTCGATGATACAACCGTGCAGCGTCTCACCGCGCAGGTTGTGCAAGACCTCACCCGACTTGAAAACGATCTGCGAGTTATTGATTAGCTTCACGCGCAGCTCGGTTTGGTTTTTCTTTTTCAGAATATCCCAGCACGGCGAGAGCATTCCGACGAGACGGCGGTACTGAATTTTCGCCTGGTCGAACGTCGGGCTCACGAACCAATAGCTTGTGTTTGGGTTTTCCCACGCGCGCTTAAGGAGCTCATTGTTTCCCCACGTGCTCTTACCGCTTTGACGACCCCAACATGCAACGCGATAGCGCGAGTACGATGCGTGCAGCTTCTCTTGGATCTCGTGTGGCGTGTATAGTTGGAGCGTGCGCTTGTATTGCTTCGGTACGACAATCGTATTCGCGGCCGGTATCAATCGTCCTTCTCCTTCGGGTCCGACGGCTCAAGCTTCGAGCCCCACTCGGTGACGTACTTAACGTCCTTCTCCTCGATCTGAGGTTGCTGCACCTCGATCACGCGATCCTCATTGCGCCACTTGAGAACATTCTTTGTCATCCAAACGTAGATGACGGAATTGAACCCTGGCACTTTGCCAGCGGCTCCTGCTCGCCCAAACTCGAACCACCATTTTTCTTTTAATGACGCGCCTAGTTTTTTGGCGTTCGCCATTTCTGGAAAATTATCGAAGAGCTTATAGAGCGTTTCCTTGCTCAATTCGAGGCAACCCGCGATTGCTTCCTCGTGGTAACCCTCTCGGCACCAATTGAGGTAGCGCTCGACGACGTGGTTTTCTTCTAACCACTTTCGCGTGTACTTATCTTTTGGTCCTCGTCTTCTCTCTGGATGGCGCATCGACGTGCGTCCTAACTCGGGGGTGGGTAGACGCGTTTAAAGTACGGCGAGCGAGCGACGACCTGGTAGAGCTCCTCGGTGTCGATGCTCTCGGGGTCGATCATTCCAATCGGGTGAATGCCCGTGTCTTTGTACCCGTAGATCGGTACCGCGCAACACACGAGCCCTTGCCGGATGAAATTGGGAATGCGAATACCAAAGCGCATGAGCACTCTTCGGAGTCCGAGCGAGAGAAGTTGAAGGTACCCGTAGGTCTGCCCGATGAGGCGCGTCCCTTTGCTTACGATCTCTGCGCGTTGCGAGTCGTTAAGTCCGACGGGCGCCCAGACCTCGATCTCGCGAGCGCTCTCGGTGTAGTGCCTCACGGGTGCGCAGTAGACTTCGTAGTCGGACGTCTCGATGTTCATCGTCTCGCCGTTGAGCTCGCCTGCGACGAGAAATGTGTGGCTCCATTTCGAGCCCATAATTTTTGCGATGGCTTTGGAGTACCACGCGGCTGTTGGTACGGCGAAACCAATGTCGCCCGGCTTCAGCTCTGGTAGTTTTACAGGCGCGCTTATTTTAAGCATCAATCATTGATTGCGATGATATGTGCAATCCATACGTCTGGGTCTGACGCTGTGAGCGTTTCGAAATCCCAAGTGACCAAGCTGAGCTCCTCTGCCGTCGTAGCTGCGTTGATCGCATCGACTTTCGCGTAGTGGTACGAGAGCACGGACTCGATCCACGCCATGACTTCTCCGACCTTTGCAAATCGGTTCATCATGTTTTGCGCGAGAGCAAACAATGCGAACGCGATGAGAGAAGTTTGGCGCTCTTGGTTGTACCTTGAGTAAATATATTCGCGCGTTTCGTCGTCTAGCCTTTTGGCAGCGATTAGTTTCAGGTCATCGAGCGTTTTTTCTTTTGGCTCCGCGACGATATGAACGACACCGTTTTTTAGCACGGCCATGATTGCGTTGAGCTCAAGGTCCGGGTGAACTTGAGCGCTGACGATTAGCTCGCTTGGATCTTCGGGCGCTAAAGCCTCGTAGATTCCTTGAATGGATAGCG